GTGCCTGTGATTGTTCCGCCAGCTAATGAAAGTTTCGTATTGGCATTTGTATTGGCACTATTTGCAGCAGCATATGCAGAGGGTACTGTTATTGCCAGATCATTATGCGAGAGAACCAGTTGATTGGTACGAATTCGCCAAGTGTCGTATGTGTCCGATAATGATACGTTTGCGAATGCCATATTACTTTACCAACCCCCTAAGCAACTCTTTGATTTCGTTTATACTCGATTCCATATTATCCAGTCTTTCCTCATAGAGGTTTATTCTGCTCTCTTTTGCTCTCCGAAGCCTATACTTCTCAAGGGCGGTGTTATCTTTATTTATGAGAATACCATCACCCGCCTTATATATGCCAGGTATTTCAGTCTTTTGATCCATAATCAATCACCTATATTTGGAGAGCCACACATCTCAAATCAGCCACCCTAGGCACGACTGCGCTATTACCTGAGTCTGCAAGGCCAATCTTGACGGCGAATGTCTTGAACCCGTCATATACAGAACCATCTGTGTTTGTATATTGGACAGAGCCATTAATACCAGTCAGATTTGCAGCCGGTATCTTAAATGTCATTTCACGGAAATCATTAAGATCGGATGATGATGAATAGATGGATGAATCCACAGCTTCAAGGAGTAACCATGGTAGATCACCAAAGGACGTACCATCTTCATTATTCAACAGCCGAAGCCAGACATATACTTCTGTATTGGGCGGTCGATAGGCAGTCAGGATAACCAGCATGTCTTCCGCATCTTGACCTTCAGCCAGTGTGACAGGAATAGAAATATACTTGTTAGATAGTAATCCGCCTGTTGAAAGCAACTCGCCATTGGTATTCGAGTTGATGACATTATCCACAATGATAGAGTGGGTTCGACTCACATCCAATACCGGCGAAAGGTAGTTGGTAGGCGATAACATTGATATTCTAACTTGATTAGAACGGTTACTACCAATATTTGCGATCTCATTACTTCGAGAAAGAACTGCTTGCTCGGTTGCGAAATAATAGTTATCATTCTCATTGATATTGAAGAAAGATCCCTGAACGCTCGCATTAGAAGTTGGTCGCATCTCAAATCCGATTGTCGTCTTATTGAAGTTGAGATAAGATGGCTCAAAGTCCACCACCGAAAATCGATGGTTTAGAATGACATCTACATTGGCTGTAGCGCCTGAGATCGATCCAGTAATCACATCACCCGTTGTGAAGTTGCCGTTTGATGATAGAACCTCAACAATAGAGTTCGAACCATTTGTGATATACTTATTGAGTGTGCCACCCGGCCGTGTTCGAACCGAAACAGTGCCTGTGGTGCCATTTTGGGTATTGGCCAGAATTTCACTATACTGGAATCCGTATGAGTTGATTGAGTAATCACCGCCATTGATGGCTGTGATGATACCCGTTGCACCGGATGTATTTCCTTGAACTGCACTACCAACATAGAATGTGCCGGAAACACCTGATAGAGTCAGGACATCTCGACCGATCAATCCCTCACCATAGGTGGAAAGACGGGTTGATTCGGCAGAGACCTGAAGCCTTTCAATCGGCTTGTTGCCCAGTGTGACTGTACCTGTTGTACCTGTTGTGAATTTTGCACGGTAGAGGGTACACATCAGATCCACATCTGGCACGATATCCCAGTTTAGGTTATTGTTGGTCGTATAGAGTGTTCCAGTTAGTGGTCGTGAAGTGATTACCGCACCCGTATTGATATCCTCTTCACCAAGGCGTGATATCCAGACATATGTGTCGGGATTGAGGCCGATGGTGTGAATAACAAGCGCATATTGAACATCACTATAAAGGAACACTGGACTTGGGAATACGAAGTTGTGTGGTGTTGTCGCATCTGTTGAAACCGTCAGGGCTGATGATTCGACCCATACTTCACTATAAGGAACAGCATTTCGTGTGATGCCGCCGTCCGAACTCATTTCACGGATTTCAATCCACACACCCAATGTAGGATGTTTGGCTTGGAAATATATGTCGACCGAAGTCATAAAGATACCTTCTTCGCCCTCAGGCGCTTTAGGTAGGAACGAATATGCGGTACAAGATGGTCGAAGTCGCTGGACATATTGCGTTGTGGTTCTGGATGTTTCGGTAACATCCTTTTCGATTTGGATAACCTGTCGTGTGGTCAGAATGGTGTCTTGCTTGTATTGAACAAGACCCTGTGACACGAAATATGCTGTGGCCGCTGATGATGCATCGGTATCAGAATCGACTGAGTTGTCGGTTATTTTGACTTCCTTAGTGCCAGTCGGAAATCTCTTTTCGGCGGGCAGTCTCAGGGCTGCATAGAGTTGCCCCGTTGCATTTGCTGTAGGAGTATCACCCTCAGTTGCGGCTGCACCACTGATTGGCCAGTTGCTAAACTCTGCGGCCGTTAAAGGAGTCACATAACTTGACATGTTTTCTCTGTCGAAGAATGTATAGAAGTTGGTATTGGCTTTCAGACCACGACCATCAATTTTGATCGTTTGTGGCCGCATATATGGTCTTAGTGCAACGTCAATAACTCTATCACCAATCGAATCTGATGATTCTGAAATGCCAGAGAAGGTTTCTGTGCCGGTTCGCGTTGATTCATAGTTGGTTTGAACAATCGTTTCAAACTTAGAACCTGTAAGGCCAAGAGTGTTCCTATTAAACTCTGCATTTCGGGCTAACCAATATGCATTATTATAGGCCAGATCTTTTTGATTGGCATTAAAAGTTCCTATGACTTGCCCGGTACTCTTTTTGATGAGAGTATAACCAACAACCTTTTTCTGCCAACTATTCCATTCGGCGCAGGTGCGCTGAGGCACGTTATTGCCAGTCGGGCCCAAGGTGATTTCATTATCAGGCGCATATTCAGTATCAACCCAAACATCCTGATCTGGCGTGAGGAACATATTGCCGATAAATCGATAGCTGGATACTTCCAGATTTCGGTTTGAAGTTACCTTGGCTTGTGTAATGAAGGCATTCTGTGTATATGGTAGTGTTACCAGATCGCCTGTTCGCGTTGTGCCTGAGGCTGATAGATATTCATATGGTATAGAATCCATTTTGAATAGTGGGCGAATGCTCTTTTCATCAGGATCGACCACAATCTTGTAATCCGGGCTGGTTGTGTCTCCTAATCTATGGTCACGGAAGGTATCAACAAAGATACCATTCTTGAACCGAGTCAGACCGTCTTCATCCAGGACTGTCATATCCACTGCACTCTTCTCAAGTGCTGTTAGGGATGCATAATACTCCAGATTGACGATTCTATCCCGGAGAACACCAATATCTCTCATGGTAAATCCCCTGTTTGATATCTTCTTGACGATAACAGCAAGGTCTTTCCGATTTATTGTCTGTGCATAGTTCGGTGCAATCGATGGGAATGGTGTGATGTATAGCGTAGCAAGAGCCATTGCATTACCAGGAACTGGTGGTGTTCTGGGATTGCTATCTGGAATGCCTTGAAGAACCGTGATGACACCATTTTTGTCAATCACAACCAGATCCCGACGAGACTTATAATATGAATAGTCAAAGGTCAACTGACTTGACGGAACAGGTAATCTCAATCCTCCTGAATCCTGGGAAAACTCTGCATTCGCTATCGGATTTGCAGCCGCTACGGCCGCTGCTACCGTAGATGAATACGGTGCAGTATTGGCCTTGACAGGACGGAAATCCAGATAGTCTCTAAGGTCATAACGGTTTTTTGTTCTCGGTGATGTGAATATCGGAATATTTTCTGTTCGGATATTTGTCTCTGCGATGGGTGTTGTTACATCATCCACAGGATAAGAATCGACTGAGAAATACCCCACATCGGATGTTGTGAAAGCGGGCTGGAAGGCACTAAGTTCGACCAGAATTCTGGATGATGATGTTAGTGTTATTGAGGATTTAGGTGTGATTGATGCAAGATCATAGAATGCATCCCTCTGACCATCATCAACCGTGAAGAAACTGGTCTTATCCGTACCTTCGGTATTGGCAGTAAAGGCGGCCGTGGCCACTCTAATCTGGTGAATCCTGTATAGATCAGGCACACCCAAAGAGTACGGACCGGTAGTACCAGCGGAGTGTGTCGCGCAGTCTATTGCGACATAACGATTATGGCGCAGATTTTTAGATGCTTCAGCGGCCGAAGATCTGGAAACCTTATATGTTATTGTGGCAGGGACCGTGCTGGTAAATGTCTCTTGGAGGTTAATACCGAGCGTGTCGGGCGCGGCATCAGTTGATGTTACCACTCGGACTGCACCTGCATTCAGGCCCTTGGTTGTGAGATCGATGATATCGCCTGCCAGATATGCCTTATATCCAATCGCACCAGATGGACTTGTTGCGAGAACCGGGGTTACGTTCATTTTTGTGGCACTTGTTAGAACTGTGATGGTATATGTTGCGGAATCTCCCGTCACCTTA